CTACGGATTCATAGGTATGTTGTCAAAGCTTTTTAATACTTACCTGTCCTAATAATGTCTGACAATTCTTTGGCTCTCTGGCCTACCTGGAAAGCGTATTTACTATCCAGAAGCTCGTCCGCAGCGCGCTCGTAGTCTCGGTCCTCAAACGCTTTGATCATACGTTTGAACTGACGGAACCGGGTAAGACCAAGATTAAACACCAGGTTTATACAGGCGTCCCTTCTGGCTTCGTCCATCATCCTGAACCACGAATACCTATTCAGCTCGGTCTCTGACCTGGCTATATCGTTCCTAAGCAGGTACATGATCTCGTCATCAGTCAGAGGGTTGTCCTCGAGGTTTCTGCCTACGCCCACCGAGATTTTCCCCGCACTGCACTCATAGGGTAGACTTCTCTTTCCCTCGTGCCTTATTAGCATTTCCTCGAGCCTACTGATCATCTTCGTATAGCTCCAAATCTAAAAGAAACTGCGCTTGGGCGTGTAACAGCCCCACGATTGTATGAACATCCAAACCAAGATCAAGAGCCTTGGTGCTGAGATTAGTTAACTCTAGGTCGTATGCATGCATAACGCCGAAGTAATCATCTAAGCCCGAGTCTTTAGGGAACTGCACCACATTATCTGTCATGAGCCTATCCTGCACGGATCGATTAAAGTTATTCCGGTCGTTAGTAGAACCGCAGTTCTCGCGCCGGCGCGCACATATGTCATTGGGAAACTGCAATACCATTTCAAGTCCTCCGCTACTCCTCTGGTTATATCGCCCAGTTGGTAGCCATCCTTGAGGTTATTGCTAACCGCGCAGCTCATCAATGCGAAGGAAATCATTAACCACCAGGTCCCGGTAGTTATCCATCGAGTGATCCGAGACACTGTCCCCAAGTCCCCAATCTTCCTTAACATAGTCACGCTCCGGGTTAATAATCGTGCGCCCGTCATTATCAAAGTAAACCATCGTCTGATTATCATCTGGCCGATAGCACATTTTGGGTATTCTGGTAACAACATCGGACCCGCAGACAAATGAGATCTGCTGCTGCAAGTGCGTCATCTTCTGTTTAGAGCCAGCAACGAACACGTTGGGCTTACCAAAGCACACTAGGGAGAGATCTGTGAAGTCTTGCGCGCAGTGAGCTGAGAGTTCAGCTAAGGCAGCACCGAGAGAATGGCCGCAGAATACAGTTCTTTTGTACGGGTCTAATAACCGACGGATGCGCTTCCAGACCGACTTGTGAGCCATCACAAAGCCCGCGTGAGCCCATCTACGGTTATACCGATAGGGTAGAGCGGATGCGTTGAAAAGCCAATCCTGGACCTGCTGTGTGCCCCTGAAGACGACGTAGTTTACGTTCTCTCCGATAACAACATAGGCAGTCGTGGAGGTCCACCAGGATTCAATCCTAATGCTATTTGGGATGCCTTTATAGGCTTGTAGAGCGTAGTTCGCAGCCCGCTCTATATGGGTCCTATTCGCCGCAGGTAATTTCAATGCGGTTCGGGGCCACTGCGACAGCCACCGCCTCACGATTAGCGGCACGAGACTCAGCCGGGAGCTCACAATATCTTGAGACAGCATCCGCGACGATCTGAGTCTGACTGCAAGAAGCCAGGAACAGCATAGGGATTATCAGTAGATTTCTCATAATTTCACCTAGAAGTAGTTAGATAGAGCTGCTGCGATAGTAGCGAATAGAATCCAGAATATCCTCTCGGCGTATCTTCCGCTCATGCTCAGTGACAGATTATGCACCTCAGTCTCGATCCGGTCTACCTTACGATCTATATCAGACTGACGATTAAATACCGTGACGATCCTCTCCTCTACCCTGGCAAGCTTGATCACCGCGTCCTGGAGTAAATCTATTTTGTCCTCTAGTCTGCTGAGCCTGTCTTCCATCTACATCACCACATTCGCTTGGTCATACTCTCGAGGGATCTCGTAGGTGCAAGTCATGAGCTTGCCCCCCTCAGCCTTGTAAACTATTAGGTCCATCGTGTGCGCTGAATTAAACCCCATACTTGAGTGCCAGCGGTCTGGTGGAGCCAAGCACCCGTGCTTAGACACGGTGCACCCTTCAAATTCCTGCACTGAGGCATGATGGAAATGTCCCACCAAAAACTGCCTGTGAGTCGTCTCGCCCCAATCCTTCGGCATATCCCTGGGCATGATCTGGGCTAATTTAGCCGCCTTTATCTTATCGCCGTGATGGATGCCCAAAAGCCACTTATTCCATCTCACGTAATGCACGTACTGGGAGGATTTTAACACATTTACTCTTGGCTCATTTCGGAAGTAGGTCTCCAGAATAACCTGGACCGCGAGGCTAGTGTGGTCGTCGTGATTACCCCTAGCGACCACTAACGTCACGTTATCAACCTTGGTCAGCATTTGCTCGACGCCGTTCATCATGACCTGGGCACAAGCCCTGAGTTGATCCTCGTAAGAGCATGACATATCGACCAGGGTGCCCTTCGTGGTACTCGCCGGGTTGCCTCTATCAGAATGCGCCAGGTCTCCCAGGCTCACTAGGAGCCCGTTCCTGGCCTCTGGCATCTGGTCCACCAGCGCGCATATCGCCTCATCCACCTCTCGGGTTGCCTTGCCTACATTGAAGTCTCTATCACCCGTGTCCTTACGGAACGCGAGGGCGCCGATGTGCGCATCACCGATTATGATCGTAGGCATGAGGTCATCCTTTCGGACCTTCTTGCCCTTGGGCTTTCTTTTAACCGGGATAACGCCCTGGCAGAGCTGATCAACAAATGCGTTGAATGCGTCGGCCTTTTCTGCCTCTGAGGCGGTCCTTTTCGTTTTTAACCAGGTCTTGTTCCCGTCGGGATCGGCGGTGTATACACTGCGACCCACCACGCTCTCTCCTGGCCCTACTAGGTGAATGCTGTTCCAGTGCTCTGTGTAGCCGGCAGCGGATGCCCTAGCCTTTACGCCGTGAATGATGTTTCGTACCGTCGCCGGGGTAACATCAAGAGATATTGCAGCTCGTGATGCGTTCCTTTCACTGTTTTCCCACGCCTCTACTACTTCGCGCTGCCGGTCGGTCTTGGCGTAATCTATTAGACTCATACACTTTCCTAGTTATAAACTGCGTAGGCTTTTTCCCAAAGCACAAAATCTTGAGCGTATTTTAATTCTATCATTTGTAACACCTCTGGGGACAATAGAGCTTGGTAGTCCACAGGCTTTGGGTTTGTTTTTCGTATGTGTATCCTATTATCTACTCTACCGCCTAAAGCTGTTATATCCGTTACCGCGTGTTCGTGTAAGTTTTCTATGTTCCATAACTTTGCGTGATCTGGAACATATAAACATTGCAACTGTTTCGCATAGCTGGGGTCTGTTTCTTCACCGGCGATACACGCAGAGTAGCAAAATTCGTTTATATCCTTATTAACCGCAGCACTGCCCGTAACCTCTTTTTGTTTCTTAGTATAAAAATAAATAGAACACAAACGATCTATGGGGTTTCTAACTACTGAGTAACACGGCGTTTGTTTATCTATCTTTTTGTGTTTAACCAGTTCTGAGTAAGAGGCGTGAACCTGTCTGTTTACTCCAACCAAACCCAAAGAAGGAATTTGTGCCGCCCTCTCCAAATAATCCTCGGGATAATCTACAAAACATTCTTGCATCTGTTTCCACGAATAAAAATTACCCTCAAGAGCCACCGTATCGGTGCTAGGTTCGTAAAGCCCTGAGTTTAAAAAATAAAACAAGGCCGAAGTAGAACCGGTTTTAGGTATTCGTATAAAAACAAAATTGTTAGAGCGAGAGATAAACACTAATTATAAACAGCGTACGCCGCCTCCCAAGCCGCTAGGTCTTTTGCGTATATATCTAAAGCGCGTTGTTTACGGTCGGAGGATAAATTTTCTAAGTAGTAAGTAGGATCATTGTCGCTTTTACGAACTTCTATTCGTTCTGTTACTATACCGCCTTTAGCCGTTATAAACGCGGTTGCATGCTCATGTATATTTTCAATATTAAATAGTTGCACATGCTCCGGGTAGTAGCTAGTTTGGGCCTTTAAGCTATCCTGAACTTCTTGTGTGGTCCACACTTCGTCAAAAACATAATCAAACGACGGGTCTGGTTCTGACACTTTTTGCGCCATTTCCAAATCATAAGCAGTATAGTGTCCGTATTTTTTTAAATGTTCTGCGGCTGTGATTTTTCTTCTCACGTTTGCGTAATAATACAACGATGCAAGCCAGTGCAGGGGGTGGCGTATAGTACCAATCCAAGGCATGTCTGCGGGAGCTTGTCCATCCGCTACTATTTCAGGATAAGTTTTTTGTGCTTCTTTGAGATAATCGTACCCGTATAAATCTCTAGGTAATTCAGAATACTTAAGGTTATCGTGTGCCTCGCTGTACGCTTTGAACTCTTCCCAGTTGGCAAAGCCGCCCTCAAGGGTGTAAATATCGTTAGCTGTGTCTACAAGGCCCGACTCTAAGAAGTACATTTCCAGTGATGCACCGCCCGTTTTTTGAGCACGAGTTACGGCAAAGTTGTTTGAATTGCATATAATCATCTTATTACCACCGTATCTGTATCTTCAAAAAATAGCATATTGCCCTCACACACTATGTTCCAGTCTGGGCCTTCTTGCTCGCTTCTAGACGGGACCTCTATTATAACGTGCCTAGCCAACCACTCTGTATTGCCTTGAAGTACACGCCATACATGCTCTTCCGTGCCGCGTCCCGGTTGCCCTCTTGACTTGTTAAACCTTATTCGATACTTCACTCAGGTCTTGTCGGCCACACTATGCTTTCAGGAAAACCCGATTGAGACCGGATGTTGCGCAGCTCTCTACGATAAATAATCCACTTTTGGCGAGTTTCATTATACATAGGCACGTCGGACAAAACGGACCAGTCCGATTCACGAAGCAAAACCTTTGCTTTTTCCCAAGCAAGCTCTGCGGGGCTAGACTGTTTTATTTCGGTTGACGCCGTGTCTACCTGCACCCAGCCTTGGTCGGCATAGGCTTCACCAAGCCACGAAAGATCGCCAAGTTTGTCCTGGACTCCTGCCATGCCAAAAATAGGGCCCCAATTATTTGGAAGCGGCCCGGCTTCGCTTAGTGCTTCTTTTGTTGACAGCCTTATTAGTTGCCACATTTTCTTTCTCCTCAATACCAAGTTTGGTATTTTCTTTAGATTCTATACCTTTAATGCCTTGCTGCATTTGTTCGTAAGTAAGATGGTCCTGGAAAGGAGGAAAACCATTTAAGTGCAGCTTCTCTTCTGCTGTTATTTCTCTCCATTCTCTCCAGCTTGCAAAATCATTTCTAGGCCTTACGGCTATATGACACCCTATACTAGCGGAGAGTTGGTTTATTAGTTCTACCACTTCTACTGGCTGATAAACATTCCACAAAAATACGCCGTCCATTCCGCGCATTGATATTTCAGTTGTCCCGCCACCTGCATTTCCTATGCATATAGATTGCGCTCGACTAGAATTAGAGTCCAAACTTCTTAACTGATTAAGTTTTTGTTTCTTATCTATTTCTTCTTGCAGCTCTTCGTTTGTCATTACTGAGTATTCCACGAAATATTAATACTTCCGTTACCTACAACCGTAACAGGGTAACAGCCAGCAGAAACAGAAACGCAGTTAACTGTAGAAGGGGTAGCTGCTGACCCGGGGTTTCCAGGGCTTCCTGGATTCCCAGCCCCGCCATATCCACCGCCACCACCACCACCGCCATGGTAAAGCGTGTTTCCGAACTTGCCGGCACCACCGCCACCGCCGCCACCGCCAGTCCTAGCTGTAACGCCGGCAGCACCAGGATTACCAAAAACACATACTGCATCACTAAAAGCAGCTATTTTTCCTGCATTCCCTCCTGCTCCACCAGAGCCTGAAGTGCCTCCTGCTTGGTTTTTTATATTTTCAGAAGTGTAATTACTTTGCGTTCCAGGGCCACCGCCACCGCCGCCACCGCCGCCCTGTATACATTGAATTGGAATCGGGCAAGAATTGTTTTTAAAAGCATTCCCCGCGGCTCCAAATCCAGCGGTAGGGCATCCTCTTATGCCGCCTGGAGAAAATTGTTGCGGTGAACTATCTGGCGTAAATTTGCTAGTACCAGTGCCACCGTTAACACCAGCTGTCCCGTTATTTCCAGCTGCTCCCCCGTTGCCGCCAGCGCCTCCAGTAAAGTTTAATCCAAAAACAGAAGCGCAAGCTCCTACTGTACCGGGATTACCGGCAGTTCCTGGTGTACCCGCCGCTGCACCTATTCCTCCTGGGCTGTTAGGAGCATAAGCAGCGTTACATGGATTAAATGGAGCGGGAGAATTTACAGGGCCTGCACCACCTAATCCTCCAGTGCCACCAGCTCCGTTGCCTCCAGGATTTCCAGCGTTTCCAGGATTTCCTTGATCTCCTGCCCCACAAACAGAGACTAACTCCAGGCCATCCGGAACCGTAAAAATTCCAGGTGCATTAAAAGTCTCGCAACCCGCTAAAACTATTGGCTTTCCACCAAACAAGCCTACTTTGCTAGTTCCTATAGGCATAATTTAACTCCTGTTCTCAGGGGCTATTGACCCCAAAGAATCTCGCTTATCAAATTTGTAATCGGCATAAGGGCCATTTTTAGCAACATAATGCAGCATAAATTGCACGTTTATCTGACCCTCGGGAAGCTTTCTCCGCCAATGCGTTACTTCGCAGCCTTTATATATAACAGCGTCCCCAGGTTCTAACATGCACTTTACTGGATCTATGTCTTTGTATTGCATCCAGATTGGCCATATATCGCCAGTGCATGCTACATTGATCGTGGCGCTTACCTCACAAGACGGTCTATCTGTGTGAGGCAGAAGTTCTTCTCCCCCCTGATAAACCCTGCTGTAAGAGTAAGTCGGCTCTAGCAATAGCCCGCAATGCTGCTCTATAGCATACAAGCAAGATTGCAACAAAACTTCAATTAAAGGATCTGCGTAATATCCAAGCTTGCTAGAATTGGTTGTATTTTCCTTTGGCTCCCACTCACCGCGTCGTATTTTATTTTCAAAATACTGGGAAACAGTTTTTATAGTTTGATCATCAATCAAACCTTCCACTTTTTTATACCCTGCGCTTTGAAAACTACTCATTATAAAACCAGCCAGTAATTATGTACTTGGAATTATCTCCGTATACAGGATTGCCTCTATGGGCATGCGTAAAAGCAGCGGGCCAAAGAACCATGGTATTTTCAGATGGATTTATTCTTCGCTGTTGATATAAAAACTCCGTTTCTCCATTCGCTTCGGCTGGCATAGAATTTAAATAAAGCATGTAAACCAGACTACGGTTAGCCTGATCCCTGTTACCCTGCTCGCAGTGCCAGACGTGATAACCTCCCCCAGTAGAGGTTTTTTGCATTTTTATATTATTGCATTTGAGCTTAATGTCTTTTATAACGGAGAACTCGTTTCCATAAGCATCAAAACAAAGCTGCAAACCATGAAAAAATATATCAAGAGTATTTTTACCGTTGAAATCGTGGAAATTAATATTTTTCCCGTTGCAGCCTATTTGGTAATCATTTTTAACGTGATTATCCGCTCCCTCTGAAAGTCTTCTATCAGATCCCGCGCCTAAGTTTTTATTTCTTTCAAACTCGGATATTAAGTGCTCGCAAAACCCTTCTGGGTAAACTTCCGAAAAAACACCTATAAAATCTTTATATTCTGTTTTCATCTAAATCCAGGCCCCGAAATCCATGCTACCAATGTCTGTCTTGTCCCCTTTACAACGGGTGTTACTTGATGCAATGTCCAGGCAGGAAAAACGGTTATAAGGCCTCGCTTTTTCTGCACTGATATAGGATTTGAGTTTGTCATTATTTGCAGCTCGCCCCCTTCATACTCGCTCGGATCTGAAAGCTGCAATACCATTGATAGCTTTCTTGATGCTCCCCAAGCTCCAAAATCTTGATGCCAGGCATAATTCCCCTGTTTAGATTCATGGTAGTTTGTTAGCTGTATAGCCTCCTCAAATCCTATTAAATCAAATCCAAAGTAATCAGCGTTAAGTCTTGAAGCTACGTCAGACAATCCCTCAAAAACCCACGAGCATTCGGGTGTTTTAAATAACCAATTAAGCTCCGATCTTCTTATGCTGGAATTGACTTCACCGCCATTTGCCCCGCCGACCCTTGCGTTTTGAGTTGACTCCTTTGCTTTTTTTTGAAGCCAGTCTAGTTGATCTCTGTTAAATGCGTCATCCCACCATGCAAATGATTCTATTTTTTTTGCGCTCGGCGTTAATAAATGCTGCATTAAATAAACCTTTTGTTTTGCGACAAAATAAAATGCACAAACTTTGTCGGGCTTTCGGATTGGTTCGGTGTAATCATATGCGGCATCCAAGAGTTAAATAATATCATTGTTCCTGCCTGCACGTTGTTAAAGTGTATTTGCGGAGTAGCCATTGTTACTTGTTCGCTTGGCGCTGCCCACAAATCGGCCATACGCTTACCCGGCCTTGGGTCGTCGAATATGGGATAAGACCCGCCTTCGGGTACTTCTAAAAAATAAAACCCCGATATTTGGCTATTCCCATGTACGTGCATAATATTGCTTCCCGTACAGGCAAACTCCTGACCCCACATCCCAGACACGTAAAACTCGTACTCATCTGTTAAATAACCCTGATCCCTTAGTATGCTAACCCCCTTATCTCGAAAGTAGGACGCTAAGTACTTAAGGTCAGGGTCATTCGCCATATGCCCAGTCTGCTTAACCACCGATGGCTGCACCTGGTCATAGTGTTTTTGAGTATTCTTTAGCGTTTCTTCTACCCACTCTGGCCGCTCTTCGCGGTATATGGGAGACAAGAAGTAAGCGTAAGATTCCACTATCCGTTTACAAAGGCCGCTAGATCTGCTGCCATCGACGTTATATCTGTGACTGCCACCGTTTCCCCTGCCTGTGAGACCTTGTGGTTCTCCATTACGATCTCTTTAGCCATTCGCAGCGCTTCAAGTTTGGCTCGCTTAGCTTCCTGAGCGGCTATGTTTGCTGAGCGAACGTTATCTATTTGAGTCTGATAATCGACTTGGTTCTGTAGCTCTTCTGGTAATGCCATTTCTATTCTCCTAATTAAGTAGACAGATTCTTCGCCGGGATTGTTACGTACCAGGTTGTTCCCCCATCCGGCGAGAAGAAGAACCAAATATCTGTTGCGTTAGCGTCCTCGGTTCGGCTAATTGTGCCACCAGGATACTTAAATGTCCCGCCAGATAAAACCACCGTTCTGGATGCCGTGCCATCATTCGTGAGGATCAGGGTAAACGAGGTTGCCCTGTTCGAGTCAGAGTTAGGCGTAGCCAGTGTAAACGTGCAGTTACCTGTTAGGGTCGCAGTATACACCGTTCCAGTATTACAGTTAATTGTCTGGGCCGTGCCGGTATTTCCTATTGCTACGACCTTATCAGAGAACGCACCAGCAAAATACTGATTAGAATCAAACGAAATTACCTCGGCCGAGGTCCCGTCCTGCTTTAAGAAGCTGTCCAGATTTGCATCAAGGTCGCTTATCTGAGCCACTGTAACGCTTGTGGCTGTTGGTGCTACATTCTGCCAGGCTGCGCCGTCGTAGACCCTCATTAAATCAGACGTGGTGTTGAAGTAGATCGCACCTGTCAGTAGTGGGTTGCCGTCGTTATCCGTAGAAGGATCAGACGCCTTGTCTCCCAAATAGCGGTCATCGAACTGGTCGTATGTGTCCGCCGCGTCAGATGCTGAGCTTGCCGCTGCTGTGGCAGATCCCGCTGCCGCTGTAGCACTTCCTGCTGCCGCTGTGGCTGAACTCGCTGCATTCGTCTCACTGGTAGATGCGTTAGAAGCGCTTGTAGAGGCTGCTGAAGCACTAGAGGCTGCATTAGTCTCACTGGTTGCTGCTGCGCTCTCTGAGGCCGCTGCTGCCGTCTCAGATGCTGCCGCTGCTGTCTCTGAAGCTGCTGCATTGGTCTCAGACGTAGATGCCGCACTAGCACTAGCTGCCGCGTTAGTTTCAGAAGTTGAGGCTGCCGTAGCTGACCCTGCTGCTGCCGTAGCACTAGAGGCTGCGTTGGTTTCAGAGGTGGATGCTGCTGAGGCGCTTGAGGCTGCCGCTGTGGCGCTTGAGGCCGCGTTAGTCTCTGAAGTAGCCGCTGCGCTTTCACTAGCTGCTGCCGCTGTTTCAGAGGCTGCTGCTGCGGTCTCGCTTGCTGCCGCTGCTGTTTCACTGGCCGCCGCCGCTGACTCACTAGCAGCCGCTGCCGCTGCGCTTGTCGCTGCATCTGCTGACGTGCCTACCCACCATGTAGGACGGTTGCCTGCATCTGTAGGATCGTTGCCAGTGTTAGCCGCCTGCTGTGAGGTATATAAAACGCCATCTGTACCCACGACGTTTTGGTTATCAGCATAGGTCGCAGTAGAGATCCAGGCAAAGTTTAACGGAACCCACCAAGAAGTCTGAGACGCTGGATTCTTATTCAGGTTTGCAGTCTGGAGAGATTGGTACTGCTGGTTGTCATAAGAGACCACCGCACCGATGTCATACGTGATGCCAGAGTTCCACTCTACAGAATACAGGAGCGTCCAGAAGCCGCTTGTGGTAACCGGGTTGTTGTTTTGGTTGCCTGAAGTAATCGAGCGGTAGAACACGCCGTCAGAGCCCAGGACCACATCGTTTGTGTTGTAGATCTTAGTAGCGACCCACTGATCACCGAAGTCAGTAGCAGTCTCACCTACCGGGTCCCGTACCAGAATCTGGACATCTGAGTTGCTTACCAGGACCGCCTTAGCAACGCCATCAAAGAAGATGTTAGGCTGACGACCGGCCGCAGTAAGGATCACCGGGTTGGTGTTAGGGATAGATTGGTTGATGTCGGCGAACGTACCCTTGAGAGTAGTCGTGCCACTCTCATAGAAGTAGATCTTGCCGTTGACTAAGGGATCGCCAGCGTCATCAAAGTATTGTGTATCTAAATCGCCAAATCGAGCCATTATTCATTATCTCCAATAAATCCGTCCTCGAACAAATAGTCCGCGAGGCCAACGGTTAATATGCGGGTTCTAATGTCCGCAGGGATAGTCTCTGTCCAAGCCTTAAACTCTGGAGTGCTCATAATTGAATCCTCCAGCCTGTCTATTGGCTTTCCTTCGGCCTGCCTTACAATCATCCTCTTCAAATTCGGATTTCCAAGCATGTCTGCCGCTGCCTTTGGAACCTCTTTCGCAGTAGGAGATAAAACAGAACCTAGTGCATTTGTTGCTCTTCCGCCTATTAGAGTTGGCACTATCCTTTGAACTAATCCGCCGTCTGAGTTATATCTTTCTAGGGCGTTAATGGCTCCGGTCCTGGGAGTCTTAGCGGCGTTAGCATAACCTTGCAAAACCACCGACAGGTTATCCAAAAACCTCTCTGCATTGTTTGGAAGATATTGCATTAGTTCTTTTCTAGCCACTGCGTTTCTGCTTATGTTTCTCCACAGAGCTGCGAATCCCGCAGGGTTAATCGCCTCTGCTGTTCTTGCTCCAGATAAGAAAACATTGTTCATAGCAGATGATACTGCTTGTTGACGCATGTTTGCAGGAATTGCTTGTATCGTCTGCCTAAACGATTCTGTCTTGCCTTGGCCGAGCTGGGTTATTGCAGATCCTAATTTAGGAACAACGCTTCTTTCTAGGTCCCTTCCCATCACCTTAGTGACTACATCTTCGTAGGCCTTCCTCTCAGCAACCAAGCCTTTAGCAGTAGTCCACAGGTCGGCAATTTCATCTCCTGCCACCCTACCGATAACGTCATCTTGAGCTCGAGTCAGGTCACCATATAATCGACTAAGTTGGAATGAAGTTTCATCACCAGGTAGAGCTCCTTTTGATGCGTTACCTAGTCTTTCTCCTACCATCTTTCTTAGCTCATCAAGCCGAGCATAGGTCATAGGACGAGGAGGCGTTCTAGTTCTAACTCCAAATAATTCAGGAGCCTTGCCTTCAAGTTCTCGATAAAGATCTCTTTCTATCTTGGGCAAACGATTAATCCCACCCATGTCTATGGCACGGGACCGGATATTCTTTCGCATCTCATCAAGCCCGGTCGTATCTACTATTCTTGTCCTACCAGGAACCGCTTCTGAGATTTTATCGTAGAGCTCGCTAGACTTTGAAACAGAGTCACTAATTGTCTGTTGGACCTCGGACCTAACAGCATCTGACATGCCTGCAACATCACGCGCACCAGGACCACCATACTCTTCAATGAAATTGGTAACCCTGTCATTTATTGCGGAAATAAATTCTTTCTCACCTTGCGCGAGCTGAGTTCCAGGTATATTTACTAAAGCTTGCTCGATCTCAACATATTGAGGATTGCCAGACACTACGCGGGCAGGTGTTACCTCTTCTAATCCGAGCTCGGTGACAGCTTGAACTTTTGATGGCTCAGGCCTAATTATATCAGTTAATACTTCTTCTTGAGCCTGTATGGGTCGACCCTGGGCCTCTGCCACGCGAGTTATATCTGCTGCTTGCTCTGGGGTTGCGCCCTCGTCAATGGCGGACCTATAGACCTGCTGGCCTGCTCGACCCCTTGTGATCATGCCGGGAACTTCACCAACGACAGATCCCACTACACCTAGGCCTATTTCTTCTGGGTCAAATTCTCCACCAGCCGCGTACTGAGCACCTTCTACCAATGCCTGCGTAATAGCCTCAGTTGCGACTCTTTTGGCTGCGCTTCCCGCTAGACCGGTTCCAAGACCGGTAACAATAGCTGTCCCAACATTTATAGCGTCGTTCCACGATGCGCCAGGCTTGTTGATAGCGTACATCTTACCCACTTTTGGGTTAGTGACATATATACCGCCCTCTGGCCCTATGTTTACCTCAATGCTAGGATCAAGAGCCTTTAATATCTGTTTGAACTCATCAGGATCAAACGTCATAGCCTGTAGCGCACCAATGCCTGTCCTGGTAGCCATATTTCTTTCTGGTAGGACCTCAGACATTTGATATGGTCTTAACTCTGGTGCTGCCGCTGCTTGCTCAGCCGTAATTGTTGGCGTAAAAGTTAGAGGCGGTTTTGTTGTAGGTTGACCAAACTGCATAGCCTGAGTTGGCGCGCCTCTAATCACAGGAGCGCTGCCAGTTGCATATTGCACCGAAGTATCGTCAATAGGTGCTATCTGACGAGGACCTGGAGCTGGTTGCCCTGGTGCATTTACTGGGGTGAACGTAAACTGATCAGCCATCTTATTGTCCCACTGTTACGTCTTCGCCTGCGATATTAATAACATCGCCTACTTTGAATTCGCCTCTCTGACCGGCTGCCTGAGCTTCTGCTTCGCTATTATAAACCCTAATACCAGGCATAGTTTGTTGCCCAGACATCTGGATTGCAGGCTGAGCGGCCGGTGCTTGTTGTTGCATCTCTAGGTACTGAGTAGGGTTCTGGAAGTAGGTTTTGGTGTCAAAGTTAGGATCAATTATCTCTCCTAGCTTTCCAAGGTTTCTTGCAGACTGACCACCAAAGTAGGAGGTCTTAAACTGATCAGAGAAGTTATAAGTATCAGCGATGCTTTTGAGTCCGGCGAAATCATTCAATAAACCCGTGGCCGTTCCTTTTGTCAAAGATCTAGCCTGATCAATAATCAAATCAACATCTACGCTCTCTGGGTTGGTTGGATCGAACGAGGCCATAATTGCCGCCAAGTTAGCATCAGACTCACCCAAAGATGTTAGCTTATTAATGATTTCAGATTGCAAGCTTGCCGCACCAGCTTGGGTTCTGAAGTCTTGCTCTGTAACCACGCCAGGGCTTGCCATGCGAGCCATCAAGGTCTGAATAGTACCAAGAGCCGTTCTGCCCGCTCTTCTTTCTTGGTCGGTCGCACCTTGTTTCTGAGCGTTTCTAACCGCTTGAGCAAGGCTATCTAACTTGTTGTAACCATCTAAAGCGTCACGCGACAAAGCTCTTATTTTCATAGCTTCGCCAGAGATTCGTCCACGCTCTTGTTCTAATTCTTTTGGATCAACATATCCTTCAGGCGTAGGAACTGCTTTGAACGTGCCATCAGGCATTTGAAGCATCTGACCGGGATCATAAGCTTTTGGCGCTGCTGGTGCTGCGAGGACGCCTGTTGAGACACCCGCTTGGACCACGTTATCCAGGTACTTGTTAAACGCGTTCATATCTCCAGACTGATAGAGAGCAATCATCTCATCTGTGTGTCTGGTGTCTATGGGAACGCCCATGTCCTGAAAGCGCTGTAACTGAGCCTTACGGTCCGCAAGGATTGACCCGGCCATCTGAGGATTAGCCTTCATCATCATGGCATCCTTGAACATGGTCGTCTTACGCTGCTCAGCCAGTTGCTCGTTCTGCAACAGTTGAGCGCGCTCAGCCTGTTGGCGCTGCTGCTGCTGTTGTAAGAACTGTGGCGCCTGGCCTTGGAAGGCTGCGCCTATACCCATAAGGGCTGTAGATAGGTCTGCCATTTTTAAGCCACCTTATTGACGTTCATCGTTGGCATGCCCACCGTAGTCGGAGCGGGCTGCATCATGTTAGGGCTTGGGTAATACGAGTTTGGATTCCCAAACAATGTATTAAATCCTGCAGACATTCCTGCTGGCTGAGTTGCTTGCTGCCCCTGTCCACTTAAGTATGAGCCTATACCTGCAGCTTGGAACGCCTGACCGGCCTGCTGTGCGTAGTCCGGAGAGTAGATGGGCGCATTAGGAACACCAGCGAGTTGACTACCTATACTTGATTGCAGGTTGGCCATGTTTGTAGCGTATGCCTGCTGAGCTTGAGCTTCTGTCATTGCTCCGCTGTTAACTGCATTCATAATCATTTGGCGCTGAGCATCTGTCATGGCTGCTATGTCACGGCCTTGACCTGAGTAGATACCGCCAAGTTGCTGAGCAGTCTGACCATACTGACTAGCAAGCATCTCACCAGCTCTAGTACGTCCAGCCGCCAGGTTAGTGCCAAGGCCGGAAATAGTCTGTGCTGCCGGTAAGCCAGTAGATAGATTATATCCAGCAAGCTGCTGACCTAGACCTGTTTGAGCCTGTAGCTGCTGACTACCAAGACCTGTGGCGATGTTAGCCATAGTGCCTGCCGCGCCGTAACCTTGGCCTGATAGAGCGCCTAAGTTCGCTATCTGCTGCTGTAGCCCTTGTGAGGCTAGGCCCTGCCCGAAGCGCTGTAACTCCTTTTGGACGTTACCGCCTCCGAGACCGCCTGTAGCTGCTGCGCCTGCTAAGTTGGCTCTCATTCCCTGTTCGCGCAGGAATGCCATCTGTGGAGATTCTTGATAAGCTTGGTTAAATGCTTCCTGACCTAGAGCTCCTGAAAGCGCAAGTTGCTGCTGTAGAGCTGTTTGACCCGCTGACTCATAGGGCTGCATGTAACCAGTAGCAGTATCTGCTGCTGCCTTTGCCTGCTCTAAACCTAGACCGTATTGTGTCTCCAAGTCCGATCGACCTGCCCGGTTGAGCTGGTCAAGCATCTCGATAGCGCCAGTAGCACCGCCTTTAAGAGCCATCTCAGCGCCGCGAAGACCTGTAGGTATCTCGCTGCCTGTGGCGTACTGAGTTGTTGCCACGCTTGGTAATTGCGAGGTAGGAGTCGCAGGAGTTTGTGTCACAGGTGTTTGTGTCACAGGTGTTTGGGTGTCAGGAACATTCCATTCTTCTACTATATCTATTTCTGGCTCTTTATACGGAGTCACAGGTAGGCCCATCTGAGCCTCTGCAATCTGAGAAGGATTGTAACCTCGAACATCTCTTAGATGACGCTCAACCACTTCTGGAGTAGCACTAAAATACTCTGAAACCTCTGGAGTGCTCATAACTCCGGTGCGGATTAATTTCTCTACCGCATCAATCTGTGGTTCTGTGAGAGCTCCGCTGTTGTATGCGCTAGGAGGAATATCAGTGAGACTCTGTACGACCAATGCCTTTGGCACAGAGAAGTACGTTGAGACCTCGTTGACATCAACCTGGCCAGAATTGAGCAAGTCCTTGACCTTATCAACCGTCTCTTCGGTATAAGGCTCTTGGGTTGGTATACCCTGTAAGTAATCTAAAGCCATGCTTAACCCATCCTGCTGATTGCATTACGCACCTGCTCAGACGTGAATACCGCCTGTGGAGCCGCTGGTTGCTCTTGTCCCGTTGTAGAAACAGGTCGTCCCTCTTGCTTGCCGTAGTTGTCGTAGTGCCACTTCGCATAGCCCTCTGCGGTTCTGAACTGAGGATCTCCTCCCTCCATAAGCGCAGCCTTGTTAGCCTCGTAATCCGCCTTGATGTCTGGATTCGCAGCCATGTACTGTTGTGCGTTAAATGCACTCCAATCTGTTTGAGCTTGATCGCCAAGATCAGGTGCTTGTATAGTCTGGAACTCTAGGCTCTGTGGCGAGGTTAATCCAGATAACGCTTCATAGTTCACAGGCACATTCTGAGCGCTTAATGCGCCGTAGTTAATAGGATCACCTAAGATGGCGTTACGCTGCCCCATAAGACCTGCTAGAAGCGCCTGCTGGTTCATAAAGTCACCAGCTTGGACCTGCTCAATCATAGGTCGGAAAGTAGACCCTGCTAAAGCCAAGTTCTGATTTAGGGCCTGCTGTCGAATGTCCTGAGCTGCTTGGTAACCAGGAGTTAAAGACTGAATAGCTCTCCTGCCATAGTCTTGGATCAAGCCCATGTTAGCCTGGCGATTAGCCTCAGCTTGCTTGGCAGCATCTTTTTCAGCCTTGTTTCCCATCAAAGAGCTGCCAATACTGGCTGCGGTCATTGCAATAGTTAACGGATCCATTATCTCACCTACTTAAATTTCGTTGATTTTAGCATATTTAGACTGCGACCCATCCCTGTGACTTATCGCCACCTATGTCTGGCTGCATTTTCCTGTACTGCAACGACCCCGTAGTGCCCGTGGAGTCTATGTATAAACTGTATTGCCTGGCCTCTACCACACCCTCTGGGGACCCGGTTCCAATGATTGGAATGCTTAAACTCGCGTCCTGAGTGAACTGTCTAAACGGTTGCGCCATTGTGCCATCTGGTTGGACGATGGGCTGTGCCGCGTTGAGTCTAGGTCCTGTCACTTATCGCCCCCAATGATGTTAGCTGTGAGCTGAATAATCACTGGCTTGACCGCATCAGTGAGAGTAAAACTAAACACCTCAAACCTAGAGGCCCGGCCGTTCCTGCGCCAGATAGCCCTGCGGTTATACTCACCAATCTTGCCCATTGACCGAGCTCTTTCTTCGCCCCAGGTCTTACCGTCCTTAGATCTCTGAAGGACAATCACCGGGTCTGGCACGTCATCGTTACCTACGCCTGACTCAATGGTTAGCTCTAGGCTAGGGAAGAAGATAGACTGCATGAGATTCTGGAAGGGCTGCGTAGCCACACGGCGAATGATTGCGTTGCCGTACTCTGTGTAGACATCCGGGTCCAGACTACCGATCCTGCCATCGATTGAATCACCGCAGATAATCTTGTTGTATGCCTTGACCACCGAGGAGATTCTGAACGCACCCAGAGCTCCTGATAGGAATGATTTACGCTCATGCCATCGCTTGGATGTTATGTCGTATACAAGCGTCGTAGAGGGCAGTGAGAAGCCGATAAAGTAGGCACCCTTGCTTGCGTATGCCCAAGAATAAATGGCCGAGAGCTGCGTCTCTGTGAGCTTAGAGAGCAGTGAGTCAATAGCCGTGGTGGATACTTTGACGGTAGAGTTTCCGCTCAGAGCCCAGATTGCTGGTCCCTCGTTCTCTCCGCCGCCGACCCACATGAAAGTGTCCTGGGCGTTAACGAGAGAGTAGGGCGCATAGCATCCTTTCTGCAGGAATAGACCTGTACGTTGAAACGGGAAGTCCGCTCCACCGATGTTCTGGAAAGCCTCGAAGGTCTCACCGCCAGAGATGAATAGCTGATTCTTATAGACCACCGGAGCCACGATGTCGTCCGGGTCCGACTCAGCCGTACCAAAGTCTAGGGCGTTGTATGAGAGTCCGTCGTTGATGGCGGAAATAATGAACTTCTTGGAATCTGTGGTAACCAAAAAATAGCCATCAATAAATACGACGAATTGAGGATTTCCATTAGCTGTAAAGTCCGAGTCTGTGATCTGAGCAAAGGTGTCAGTCACGTGGTTGTAGATATACCCATTCCCGCCAGGGACCAGGATCATGAGCTGTGTGCCGTTGTCGGCCATTGAGACTCTAGCAGTTCCTGATATATCACCGATGAACGTGAGAGTATAGGTAGCCGTGCTATCAACCACCGTCTCATCTAGTCGGTATAGCCTGTCGCCGTTCACGAAGTAGGGCTTTCCTGCCATTTCGTGAGCGCCACGGTTCTCGTTCTCAAGAGTTCCAGAGGTAGCGAGCTGCTCTAATCCAGGCGTACCGAACAGGGTCTCCTGGTTTAATCCAGTGCCCTGTACGATGTTTGGATACCAGTTAGTGCACTCCTGAGCCGCGATGGGCAGGGAGTCAGATACGTAGAACCCGTTGGCTATCGGTAGCTGGGTAACAGGCATTAAAGAGCCCCTATGATCGCATCCAATACAATGATGTTGTCTGTTGTAGATTCGTTTCTTACGAATATCTCAACGTAGTCGCCATCGTCTAGCTCTAGGTTGGCAAATGTCGCTAAGCTCCGATATAAGCCGCTAGAGGTAGTCGTGGTGGTCTTGGTTGTGTTTACCACGGTGCCATTGAGCGCGATATACATTGATACCGTGTGGTTTGTTCCGCTTGTTACGGTCATGCTGACAATCGCGTTAATGATATGCCTGGCGGTATCACCTGTGTGCGTAATCTTGCCCGTAGTGTCTCCGGTATAACCAGACTCATCACCGACAACAAAAGTACCTGCGACCTTCACCGCTGTGGCAGTGCTTGCAATTACAGTCTCGGTAGAGTTGCCGTGCATGGTGACGTTGGCGTACTCAGCAACACCCACTTGGCTAATGGTCACGTAGTTATCAGTAGAGGTGACGGCGATTCCGTTACCTGCCACGATGCTCGCAATGACCGGGCTAGTAGCTGTGGTATTTAGGAATAGAGGCGCGCCAGTAGTGTCATAGGAGATGTTGTGCGCGATAGTGACGCCGTTCTCAGCGGACACGTTAGTAACAATGCCAGAGCCATCTTCTATGTTGCGGATGTTGTTGATAGTGCCATCCGTATCTAGGATAGGAGTACCAGTAACAGCGCCGTCTTGAACGATTGTGCCGGTCACGCCCAGACCGCTCACGAAGTTGTCGTAGCTGATCTTGTAGTTCGTGCCGTTAACAAAGTAGTCCATGTAGCTGTTAGCTAGGACCGTGCTCTGTTGAGTGAATTGGCTTTTCTTTCTGCCCTGCGCTCTATCAACCATTCGTGTTGTTCTCCAATCCAATGGCGCCAGTAGTCTCAGCCAGGATCTCTTCTTCCGATGCGGTATAGAAGTGTCCTGGGTAGCCGTAGACAGTATCCTCGTTGCCTGACCCGACGGGCAGGGTAGAAGGGTTTCTAGTCGCTGCTATGCGCTGTCCCAGTAGCCTCATGGTCTGGAATCCGTCACGTGCAGCCTTAACCAAGCCCTGAGATACGACACCTCCGTAATCAGGAGAGACCTCGATGGCTAGGTTAGCAATTAGTCCTCGGAGCGCGCCGGTAGGGATAGTGACCTCATCACCTAGATCGGTGACCACCGTATAACCCAAGCTTATGCCTTGCGCGTCGAGCTCTGCCATGTAGTTGTTCATGGCGAAGATAAAGTCCTGGTACTCGTCAGCCTCCAATGGAGCCTCAGATGCCTGGACCAGAATTCGTTGTAACGCCGCCTTAGCGACTTGAGCGACAGTGGCCATTATTCGTACCTTGCAGATTTAGCGCCCTTACACTTCCAGCGCTTGCGACTCAAATTGTTTGGCGTGTTGGGGTCGTTCTGTTTCTCTTTGGGCAATCGCTTCTTGATGCCCAGCGACCTCGCACAGTAGGAATCACCCTTACTCGTACCAGGACGTACACGTGGTCCACCGCCCTTGGCTTCACCGGCCTGCCCGTAGGAAACCTTCTTGCCTGACGCTGTGACCTTAACCTTGGCCTTGCCTTTCTGTGGTTTTGCCATAAAGAATCAGGGGGCCGAAGCCCCCTTCTCCATCTATCGTTATGCTACACCGAAACCTTGACCTGCGAAGAGCGGGTTGAAGGTTGCGTATGCGGGCAGAAGGTCGAAACGAATCTTCTGCGTGTTGGCATCACCGTCTGCGTACTTAGATACGCGGATTGAGAAGCCATCGCTAGTAGTAGCGATAGTGTCAGTGCTGTAGAGC